TTTCATTAGTGAAAGCAAATAGATAATGAGGGGTAGGTACAGTAGTAACCTCTGTCAAAGTTAGCACTACCTGGTTAATAGTTCCCTGTTCAATGTATATCATACCTATATTATATGATGTTAGTCAAATGTTTAGAAATAAAAAAAGCCCCACAATTTGCAGGGCTAATTTTAAGCGTGTTAAATGTATTAAGATACTCCGATAAGGCCTAAAGCTGTAGGGGTCATATTAACCTCATAAGCTAAGTACTCATTTTCACCTAACAAAGTAACTGCATATTTAGAACCATCTGCTCTAGCAGTCCCTGAACCTTCAGCTACACCTGTAACTTGTAAGTAAGGGAAGTACCAATAAAGACCATTTGCATCCAAAACAATAGCAGTAAGATACTGCTGTCCTGATCCTAAAATTTTGATAGCTCTAGACTTAGCAGCTTCTCTACGTTGAAACATCAAAGAGATAGTAGAAGTAACAAAAGATGAACCATTGATTAAATCAATAGCAGCCTCTTCTGTAAAACTAGATGTATTTCTACGGATGTAATAGTTTTCAAATAAAGTAGTACCTGCTAGGGTAATACCTGTGATAGACCATCCTGTTCCCGCAGATGGGTCAGTTGGTGCTATTGATGCGATTTCTTCCTGTTGGTTAATCCATATTCCATAGATACCCCCACTGTTATTATCGCAACTTTTTACAATGGCCTCGAGGGCTTGACATGTAGCTGGCATATTTTTTAAGTTTTATATAAAGGGGGTTGCCCCCCTCTATGAATTAATATTAAGAATAGAATACGATATCCTGTGGATTAACAAAGCTAAATCCTACCTTCATGTTAGCACGAGTTCTGATAACTGGCTCAGCTACAGTGTCAGCTAAGTTTACAGCACGTAAATCAGAAGAGTCTCCTTCACCATCAAAAGCATAGATAAGGTTATCTTTCAAAGTAATTACAAAAGTGTTATTAGACATACCTGGACAAAGTACAATCTTAATACCTAAGTAAGTAAGAGCTAAATCCTGTGTGATAAATGCATTAGTGTTACCTGAAGCTACACCTAAACGGTAAATATTAACCAATTGAGTAGGCATGTAGATACGCAAGTCAGCAGTTCTAGAAGCAATAGCTGCAGGAACCAAAGCAAATGCAGTTTCTAAAGCATCAGCTAATTCACCAACACCTGAGAATGTATTGATAGCACCTGTACCACCATTGATAACGTAATTAGTTCCAGGTACAGGAATTGGAGGAGGTAAACCTGCAGTAAGTTGAACCTCGTAACCATCACATAAATTAAGGGGAGCAGCACCACCTGTATCACCTTGCCATCTTAAAGACTCAATTTGTCCAGCAATAGCGTTAGCCATTTCAGACCAGTAGAAGTTGAAGAAAGAAGCTACTGTGAAATCACCATTAGATCCTGCTGCCATTTGTAAAGATACAAAAGACTGCTCTAAGTCAAATTGACAAACTTGAGCCATAGCAGAAAGAGCACATACGTCTACTTCATGAGAGCTTAAATCATCAGTGTTAAGGTTAGGGAAGTTACAAGGGGATGCAGCTAGTAAGCCTGTACCAAAAGTAACTGTACCAATTTTAGTCTTGTACTTGATACCAGGTAAAGTACGGAAGTTATCAGGAATTTCACTACCTGAAAGGTAAGCCTGTGCATAAAACGCATCAGCGTTTGGTGCCAATAATGCAGAAGCATCAATGTTTAAATCAAATCTTAGTTTTCTCATTGTTTGTTTTTTTGTTTATTGATTATTAAATTTATTGAATTTACTTAATTTTTGCTGTACGCTCATCTTTACAGCCTCCTCCAACACCTCTTCTTCTGTATCAACTACTAGAGACTCTTCAAATTGATTTTTTAAATCAGCTATCATAGCCACAAGTGCATCTACTTGCTCAGTAATAAATGGACGTACTATCTCTAGTATTGCTTCTGCATCTAATGCAGGATCTACAGCCATTGTTTCCTCTTCTACTACTTCCTCTTCTACAACAGTATCAGACATTGCCTCTTCTTCTACTACTACTTCCTCTTCTTTTTCTCTAATTTCAGTGATTTCACCATCAACTACAACGTAGATTTTGCCGTCAATTAAGTGTTCACCATCAGGTAATTTGTTCATATTATTTAATTTTAGTTGTTGCTGTTCTTTGAGCTTCATGCCTAGATATCCTTCTATGCTGAAACCTACCTGCCCATCTGCTACCAGTTGAGCATAGTACTCTTTGTCAGTTACCTGGGCTGTTACCATTAGCGTACCTTCAGGTACTTCTATCCCAAAACTAGAATAGGCCTTATCCTCTTTGGGTGTATCTACTATCCATGCTTCCAATACATAAGCAGGTACAGTCTTATCAGTATCATGCTCTAGGTTAAACAAGTCTTTGTTAGACATGTCTTTCATAAACTTTGAATGTATCTTCTCTATCTCCTCAATTGAAAACTTAACATAGTACTCTTTACCATCCTCATCATCCTTACGGTATATCTCCATAGGGATAAGAGCAGGTGCTACTATGCGATACTTAAGATCATCTGTAAATATCATAGGCTTAACCTGGCTATTGAAAGCCATACCCATTACTTTGATAGCAGGAGTGGATGTAAAAGCTATTTGTTCTATACCTAAGTCCTCCCCATTTTCAGAGTATTCAGGATCTATAGTAATCTTGTAAACAGGTAAATTATCTTTTGCCATACCTATATTATAATTATTCATATATTTGTAAAAAAATTAACTATGGTAACTATTTTAGGAAGGGAGATCCCCAACAGAATTGAAGAGCTGACAATAGAACAGTTCGAAGCAATTACAGATATTAACAATAACAAAGAGATAGATCCTGTAGACAGGCACCTACAAATCTTTGAGTTCTTAGGCATCCCTGAAAAGGAATTTTTTGACTTTGATATAGCAGATTTTATTGAGATTGTTAAAGAGTTTAATTCTGCTCAGGATCCAATGGCACAAAGTGAGCCTGTAGGTACACTAGAGCTAGATGGCTTTACATATACTGCAGAGCTTAAGCTAACAGTACGTGAAACTAAGTTAATAGAAAAGATAGCCATCCACAAACAGAAGGGGTACATCTCAGATATGATGGCTGTAATGTTTAAAGCAGATCACCTAACTACTGCAGAGCACTATGCAGAAGCTCACCTTAAGTTAAAGTCTAAGCTAATCAGAAAATTGAAAGCAGAGTTATGCATCCCTTACATTATGTTTGTTGCTAACAAAATTAAAAAGCAAGTAGAGGATGTGCCTGCAGAAACTATAGAGCATGTACCTACCGAAACAGTGGAGTGAGGTAAGTCTTGAGCAGTTCATGGAGATTGCTGAGATAGATAAAGAGCAGGGTGCCTACCACTATAATAGTGAGATACTTTCTATCATTACAAATGAGCCAACAGATGTAATAGAAGATATGGATATAGATGAGCTTAATGCTTATGTGGACCAGTGCAAATGGGCACTATCACAGCCATCCAATAAATACAAGTCAGAGCTTCTAGGTATGAAGGTAAAGCCCTTTAATAAGTTGTGCCTCTATGAGTACATAGACCTTGACTATTACTTCACCCATAACTACATTACTAACCTTGCAAATATATGTGGGGTGCTGTACAGGCAAAGTAAACTTAATGAGTGGGGAGAAGAGATAATAGAGCCGTATGAGTATGACTGTACTATTAGAGCAGATAAGTTCTTAGATCTACCCATTACAGATGTGTATGGTATTATTAATGAGTTCCTAAAGTTCAGGGAGAATTTTCTAACCACCTACCAAAACTTATTTCAAGGTGAGGAGTTAGCTGAGCTAACAGCAGAAGAGAAAGCAGAGCTCACACCTGAGGAGTTGAAAGAGGAGGAGGATGCTAAGAAAGATAGCAAGTGGAGTTGGGAGCGTATGATCTACGGCCTGTGCAATAATGATCTAACTAAGTCTGATAAGATAGGAGCTCTACCCCTTACCTACGTATTCAATATGATGGGTATGAAGAAAGAACTAGAGATATAATTATACGTCTAATGGGAAGCCAGGTGTAAATCCTGCAGGAGGATCTAGTGCTTCAAATGTATAAACTATTCTTTGGTTTTTTTCTAGGACTTCCACCACATCTAAAATAGGAAACCTTTTGCTAAGCCACTCAGTGTACTGGGAATATATCTCAGCAGTGATACCTGCAGAGTTTAGCTCAGCTGTAAATTGTGCTACGTAATCTCTAGGAGTAATTACACCACCATTCCATAAGAAAGCCCCATTATTAAGAAATATAAAATAGTACATAGCTATTATCTGTATCTCTAGCTTTTCAAAGCCTGTAATCTTAGCATTGATACGTATACTTTCTACTAGGGTACCTTCACCATCTACTATATCATTTCTTAATATCCTTTTCAATATAGTTGCCATCCTTCTCCTAGTAGGATATAGCACATTAAATTCTCCAGTGTTTGCGTATCTACCCATTATTATAAATTTTCTACTAGCACCCCATAGCTTTGAGTGTTTGCTGTTAGTGTATTATTCTGAATTGTAAAGTGTAAGTACTGCTGAGTAGTAAAGTCTTTAGATACTATATCAAAGGCTGCTAACTGTCCGTAATCTGCATTAGCATTACTTGCTGTAGCAAAGGCTTTTATATTTCCTGATGCACCTCCTATTATAGGCATAGTCCTATAGATGGATACCATACCTGCAGAACCTATGGCATTAGTAGCTATTTGAGTAGCAGCAGTTAATTGTGCATTGGTAGGGTTAGGAAATGTACTCATCCTTATTCTGGTTCTAGGAGAAGCTCCACCTAATGTAACTACCCTTACAGTAAAAGAACATCTAAGCATTGCATTAGTTATTGTGGTAGGGATAGCTACAGATATTACATTTACTTCACTAGTATTATTTGTTACTGTTACTACTGTAGAGTATGACTGTAGTACAGTCTTATTCTGCTTAGCATTTAAAGCTGTTTGTAAATCAGTCTGAGCTGATAGCGTTCCTGTGATAGCTCCCCATGTAGCAGCACCACCACTGGCAGCGTTTATTATTTGAGTACCTGTAATAGCAGTATTGACAGGCACCCCTCCTATAATGGAAGTACACTCTATCAAATCTGTTGCCTGTAAGTCTCCTGTGTGAGCAGGTAAAGAGGGCCTCCAATCACCCCACCATCCATTAGCCATACCTATATTATATTTTAAAAGTTAAATGTTTAAATTGGCACAGCACAATCAGTCCAATCATTTACTGTTAAGGTAATACTCATCTGATATCCTGCAGCGTAATCTAGTAGATCATTATTGAGGGGTGAGAATGTTGGCACTCCTACCACATCAAAGCTAAAGTCTGAGCTGTCATTAAAGTATACATTCAAATCACTAAGGATCTGTTGCGTATCACTTAAAATTGTGATGATGTTAGCTCTATCTTTTTGTATGATATCATAACAGTATATATCAAAGTT